GACTTGTAATCATGGATTAGCAGTTCGATTCTGTTAAGGGGCACCAAAATTATTGACTTCAGAGACCACTCTGGAGCGCTTGTGCATTGGAGAAAATATGGAAATCGTTGATAACAGAGGGCTATTATTAAAATTAAAAGACCCTGAACGTATAACAAGCGTTATACCAAAGAGTAAAGTTATTGCAAACAAGGGCGATTATTCAGAGGTGCTAGTGCACTGGGGTTTAGAAGAAGCGCAGGTTCTTAAAAATTTAAAAATGCGTGACGTGCCTAGCCCAATCTTAGGTAAATATAAATGGACTGGTCTCTATAAACCGTTTGACCACCAAAAAGATACCGCATCGTTTCTAACTTTAAACAGACGAGCTTTTTGTTTTAATGAGCAAGGGACTGGTAAAACCGCTTCTGTTATATGGGCAGCTGACTATCTAATGAAGCTAGGTTTAATTAAACGCGTGTTGGTTATATGCCCCTTATCTATTATGGATTCCGCATGGCGTGCTGACTTGTTTACGTTTGCTATCCACCGCACAGTAGATGTGGCTTATGGCGCTAGAGAAAAGCGTAAGAAGATTATTAACCAAGGCGCTGAGTTTACTATTATTAACTTTGACGGGCTTGAGATTGTTGCGGACGATATCGAAGCGGCTGATTTTGATTTAATTGTTGTTGACGAAGCTAACGCATATAAAAACCCAACAACTAAACGTTGGAAGGTGCTCAACACTTTAGTTAAACCGCATACATGGTTATGGATGTTAACGGGTACACCTGCCTCACAATCACCTGTTGATGCGTATGGTATTGCCAAACTAGTAAACCCTAATGGGGTGCCTAAGTTCTACTCACACTTCCGCGACCAAGTAATGCAAAAAATTACGATGTTTAAGTGGGTTCCAAAACATGATTCAGATACGATTGTGTACGAGGCTTTACAACCCGCGATTCGTTACACCAAAGAAGAGTGTTTAGACTTACCTGAGATTACCTACACAACGCGTGACGTTCCTTTAACCCCACAGCAAAACAAGTATTACGAAAGACTCAGGCAAGATATGTTAGTCAGAGCCGCTGGTGAGGAAATAACAACAGTAAACGCAGCTGCTGCTATGAATAAGCTTTTACAACTGTCTTCAGGTGCGGTGTATTCCGATACAGGTGAGGTCATTGAGTTCGATGCGAGTAACCGACTAAACATTCTTAAAGAAGTTATTGATGAATCTAGTCACAAAGTGCTCGTGTTTGTGCCATATAGACATGCCATACAAATTGTTTCAGACGAACTTATTAAAGCGGGTTACACAACTGAGATTATTAGTGGTAGCGTGCCAGTAAATAAACGTACTGAGATATTTAAACGCTTTCAAGAAACACCACACCCACGAGTATTAGTAATCCAGCCACAAGCCGCTTCACACGGCGTAACACTTCATGCGGCAAACACAATCATCTACTGGAGCCCAGTGATGTCAGTAGAGACTTATTTACAGGCAAACGCTCGTGTACATAGAGCAGGGCAAAAGAACCCAAGCACGGTGATTCACTTACAAGGCTCGCCCGTAGAGAAACGTATGTATAAGATGTTGCAGGAAAAAGTTGACGTTCATACAAAAATAGTTGACCTATACGGGGAACTACTTAGTTGACATTGTCAACTGTACGTATATAATGAAAAGAAACGATAACAAAAGGGGTTGTAAATGACTGAGGTTAAAGCAGACAAGCTTGCACTAGCATACATAAAGATGCGTGACAAGCGTAAAGAACTTCTTACCGAATACGAGAAGGCAGATTCCGTAATACAAGTCCAAATGGATATGGTTGAGGCTGAGCTAACTAGTATGTGTAAGGAATTAGGCGCGGATAGCATTAAGACACCGCACGGGACGGTTTATCGTAGTGTTAGGACAAACTATGAAGCCAACGATTGGGACAGCATGTATAAATTCATAATGGAACACAACGTGCCACAGCTTTTACAACGGCGCATTAGCCCGACCAATATGAAACAGTTTTTAGATGAAAACCCAAACCTAATGCCAATTGGCATGAACATAAATAACAAGTACACAGTTACTATAAGGAGAAGTAAATAATGGAAACTAGCCCATTGACAGTTGACGAAGTTGCGAAGATACTCCGTGTCTCTCGCCAAACAATTTACGTGCTATGCAGAGAAGGCAAACTACCGCATTTCAAAGTAGGCACAAAACTACGTTTCAAGAGAGCTGACATTGAAACGATTTGTAATACAACATCAGCAACAAACTAAGGAGAAGTAACCATGGCAAATGAACTAAGCCTATTAAGCGGTAACCTACCAGCGCACTTACGTGGTCAGTTGGATGAAACAACAAAAGCCCTTATGGGTAAGATAAGTAATAGCGAAGGCTCAACCATTAAGCGTATTTCAATTAAGGGTTCTGTATTTCGTATGATGGTTGCAGGTAAAGAAGTTGCTACAAATGAAGAGCGTGCGATGAATGTAATTATCGTTGGTGCGGCTCAATACAACTCACGTCACTATTACGAGGGTACGTTTTCAGAAGGTCAAGCGGGTAAATTACCTGACTGTTTTTCAGATGATGGCATCAAGCCTAGCCCACGTAGTACGAGCAAGCAATGCGAGTCTTGTAAAGATTGCCCACAAAACATTGCAGGTTCAGCACAAGGTAGCGCAACAGCCCGTGCTTGTAAATTCTCACGCCGCTTAGCTGTGGTTCTTGAGAACGACCAGCAAGGTGATGTATTCCAATTAACACTACCGGCCCAGTCGATCTTTGGTAAAGCTGAAAACGGTAAGATGCCTCTAGAAGCGTATGTTCGGTTACTAGGTACAAACAATGTATCAGTTACTAGCGTAGTTACAGAGATGCGTTTTGACACGAGCAGCGCCACACCAAAACTTACTTTTAAAGCAGTACGTTATTTAGAACCTGATGAGTTTGCTAACTCACAAGCTAAGGGTAAAACCCCTGAAACTAAAACGGCAATCGGTTCTACGGTTGGTGAACTAGATAAGGCTTTACCCGCACCTAAAGCTGAAGCTGAAGCTAAACCAGCCGTCAAAGTTGAAGCGGAGGTTATTGATGAGCCTGTAAAACGCCCAACTAAAAAGGCCGAGGTGGAAGCACCAAAAGACATCAACACTGTTTTAGACGACTGGACTTAAGAAAGGTTACGGGGTTCAGCGATTAAAGGGTGGCGTAAACAACCACCCGCCCCTCCTAATAAATATGATTGGTTATTCACAACAACTAGTAAAGGCTAACAAGAAAGCAAACCAAAAGTTACTTGGGGTGCAGCTTGGAAGGCATTGTATTAAAAAAGACATACCTGTTGCTTATGTAGCCGAATCATTTGGTGTATCAAGAACAGCTGTATACGCATGGTTTAAAGGCGAGAGCGAGATGTCAGACGCTCACTTTGCAATTGCACGTAAGTTTTATATAAAGACGGCGTAAAGCCAACCGTTGTGCTAATGCCACTAGCACGAAGGGATTATTGTCGGCGGAATTAGAGGAATAAGTATGACCTCATGGAGTTCTTTTCTCTCCACGGTGTTACCCGAAGAAGGTACTGGGTACTACTGTATAGGGAGCTACAAAAAAGGAACGAATCCTCGCCAAGATTTTGCAGATACTATTGAAGGTGCTGAAAAGTTAATCCAAAGTGTGCTTGATGAAAAGCGTGATGTTTACTTTGGCGTATCAAAATTTATCACCAACGAGAATAGAAAAGCAATAAATGCTGGGTGGGTAAAAGCGTTTTTTCTAGATTTAGATTGCGGACAGAAGTACGCAGATGAAGGAAAGGGTTACTTAACACAGACTGAAGCTGTAGCTGAGTTAAAAAGATTTTGTGATGAATTAGGGTTACCAAGACCGAACATTGTTAGTTCAGGTAACGGGATACATGTGTCTTGGGCTTTGACTGAGACTTTATTAAACGCTGATTGGAAAGCCACCGCCGAGTTATTAAAGCGCCAAGCGGTGCAGCGTAAGCTATTGACCGACCCATCTAAGGTTACTGACCTTGCTATGGTGTTACGTATACCTGACACTTTGAACTTTAAGACCGACCCACCTAAAGAAGTTAAATGGGTTAAGAAGGCTAAGGCAGTAGACCCTACCGAGTTTAAAAAGCTGGTCTCAGAAGGTTTAGAAAACCTTGGGCTTGATTTAACTAAAGCACCTCGTAGACCAATGGACGATACAACCCGTGCGTTGTTGGGTAACTATGTGTCTAATTTTACCGACATTATGAAGTCGGGCGGTTGCGCTCAGTTGATGCACATGTATAAGAACCAAGCTACGATCGAAGAGCCGTTGTGGCGTGCAGGTTTAGCTATTGCTCAGGTTTGTGAAGACCGTGATACAGCTATCCACAAGATGTCGAACAAGCACCCAAGTTATTCAGTGAGAGAAACTGAGGAGAAGGCTAACTCTACAGGTGGCCCTTATAAGTGTTCTACTATTGAAACGCTAAACCCAGGCGGTTGTGATGGTTGCCCAAACAAAGGCGTGATTACTTCACCCGTGCAGTTATGTAAGAAGATCGTTAAGGCTACTGAAGAAGACAACGTCATAATCATGCCAAGCGTAGCTATTGGTAAAGAAATCACCTATACGATTCCTGAGTTTCCAGACCCATACTTCCGTGGTAAAAACGGCGGGGTGTACAAGCTAGGATTTATTGACGAAGAAACAGGTGACGTTAAAGAAAAGGATAGGCTCATCTATAAGTACGACTTCTATGTGGTGAAGCGTATGGAAGATACTGAGTTGGGTTCTATGGTGTGGTTGCGTTTACACCTACCAAAAGACGGTGTTAGAGAGTTTGCATTACCCGCGACTAGCATCATGGCACCTGATGAGTTTAAAAAGATTGTTGCCAAGCAAGGTGTAATTGGTAACGCTAAACAGATGGCGGATGTAATGGAGTACATAACTAAGTTTGCACAAGAGCTACAAGACCGTGAAGAAGCGGAGAAGATGCGTAATCAGTTTGGCTGGTGTGATAACGACACTAAGTTTATTATTGCTGACCGTGAAATTTCTATTGATGGTATTAACTACTCACCGCCGTCTAATCAAACCTTGGTTGCGGTAGCTAATTTTAAACCGCCTGAAAAGGGTGGTAGCCTAGATAGGTGGAAAGAGGTTGTATCCGTATATGCTAGACCTGGAAATGAGGCTCGTGCGTTCTTATTCTTTGCTGGGCTTGGTGCACCGTTACTTAAGTTTACGAATCAAAAAGGTTTAATTTTCTCAATCACGGAAAACGAATCGGGTACTGGTAAAACAACCGTTCAGCGCATGATTAATAGTATTTATGGGCACCCAGTTGACATGATGTTAATTAAGCGTGACACATTAAAGTCTCAGTTCCACCAAATGGGCGTGCATTGCAACCTACCTATTTGTATTGATGAAATTACGGCTATGACTAACGAAGCTGCATCTGAGATTGCTTATGCGATTTCGCAGGGACGTACTAATAACCGCATGAAGTCAAACTCAAATGAAATGCGTATCAATAATACGACTTGGTCTTTACCTTGCTTTATGTCAGGTAATGATTCTATGCACGAGAAGATTGCGGCTTTAAAGGCTACACCTGAATCAGAGCAGTTACGTATTGTTGAGGTGGAAATTAGTGCCGACCATAGCATGTCTAAAGAAGAATCTGATGAGTTGTTTGACCACGTTCTTATGGCTAACTACGGTTTTGCGGCTGATGAGTTGTTACAGCACTATGTAGCGTACTTACCTGAATGTAAAGAGCTTCTACGTAAAACTCAAAAGGCTTTTGACAAAGATGCTAACCTTTCACAGAAGCAACGTTTCTATTCAGCAGGTGCGGCTATTGCGTTTACTGGCGGCTTGCTTGCTAAGCAAATAGGTTTACATGATATTGACGTTGATCGTGTATGGAAATGGGCTGTTAAACACTTTAGCGATTTGAAGGATAGCGTTAAACCTGCTACTCGTGACCCGTTGACTACCCTAGGTCAATACTTGAACACCCATAACCGTAACGTATTAATTGTGGATTCTACAAGTGACAAACGTACTGGCTTACTAAAAGCACCTTTAAGAGAACCGTTTGGCGACTTACGTATTCGTTATGAGCC